AGAAAGATTGTTGGAAGTTAATTAGTGTGCGTTTATGACGTTTAATAACAGCGCCAAGAGACATACTAATACCAGCGGCAGTAGACTCGCCGTTAACCTGACCTGCAATTCCTGCTGAGTCAACGGCTCCTGTAGCTTGTTGCACCATTTGCTGCAAGGCTCCTGCCTGAGCAAAAGTAATCTGATTAACCTGCCCAAAGTTGAAAGGCTGAAGTACTTCACGAGGGTCTCCGTTAGTTAGGATCATCTTGCCGGGACGTACTTCAGGTTTAGAACCCCTTGGTAATCTTGTCGCGTCAATTGCCATCATTGGGTGGATAGTCAGACTTAGTGCGTCAATACGGGCACGTAACTCAGTGTCAAGTGCCTTTTGACTGTTATAGCCTTTTTCACATACACCACGTCCCCAGAAGCGTCCGGGTACTACGTCCCAAGGAAATGCTACTACAGGTCGGTCTTGCATCATGTACGGATTAGCTTCTGCCTTCAATAGTATACCGCCGTTAGCGATCACTACAATGGCTTCTACGTACTTTGATTCAGACCCTTCCTCTTTTACCAGTTCTTCCTCATCGTCGCTCATAGACGCATCTAGAAGCTCTCGTGGCACTAAACCATAGTATTTAGTCAGTCTAACCTTGTCGTCATTATAAATAGTAAGGTCTTGGTCAGGCTCTAGATCTGTGTCAGGAGCGGCGTTACCAACATATACGTCACGATAAACTCCTTGTTCTTGAAGCAGTTCTACTTGGTGGCTGCTTACAAACTCATCAACAGCCACACCCATAGCGTCTTCAATAGATGTTGCTACAGGGTCTATTAGGAAGTTCTGAGGCAGTACAGGTTTAAGCTTTACAGCCACACGTTCAGTAATGTTTACGCCAACTGCTTGTAACTCACCTCCCATTATAGGCTGAGTAGCAGGAGCCATGTCCTTCATCTCTTCAATAATGATTTCACCAATGCCTGTACCAAAGACTGCTGAGTTAATCAAGCACTCTGCAACAGCCTTACGTACCATACAGTTTTCAAAGTCTTCCGTAAGCTTGTTACGCAGAAACTGTACATCTTGTGGCTCAGTGTCACCCATGTTATCACTAACATCAAACCACTTACCACGACCAAATGTAGCTTCTTCTAACTCAGCAACATTAGACTCAACTGCCTGTTGTAGTGCAGGAGAAATAATACGGGAACGCTCAGACCCACGCTGACTGTCAGAAGGATCCCATTGACCACGCCATAATCTATAATATTCTTCAAATCTCTGTTCATAATTGCTTTCGTAGTTATCCCTCCAATCTTCACATTTAGTAATTACCCAATCCTCTAGAGACTCTTGGATCATCAATGGGTCTTGTTCATATAGTTCAGTCATATCAGTATCCCGCTACAATATCTAAAATTTCAGGCTCGTCAAAATCTAAGTCCCCTATACCGTAAGGGACATTAGCTAGTTGATCTATGTACGCAAGCGAGTCAACTAAATCGTCATGCGTCAATGGATCAGGAAACTGAAACAGTTGGTCAAGAAATCTACTGTTCCATTCGCCTTTGTTTAGAGTAATGGTGTTGTTTTCGAATCTACCCTGTAAACTCCACATTACCCTGTCTGTTTTCTTTTTGTTACCGTGTGTCAGTTCTTCAATTCTAAAGTACTGTGCATACTTTTTTTGTAGGTCCATAAGGGGTGACATAACTGCCTGTTTAGCAATTCCCCTTTCGATGCCAACAGAAATAGGACTGTAATCGCGCACAGCTTGGAAGATCTTGACAGCTGTTTCATCTAATGTCCAACGCCCATATATAATGTTATCTACAAACCAATTACCGTCGTCTCCTACTTTTACTATAGATATAGCAGTTTCGTCAAGCTTGGTGTTCTTTGTTCGCTTCTTGCCTACCTCTTCAAAGCCAGCCAAGTCGATTGCAATATAGTAGTCACCTTGGTCCGGCTCTTCTCCAAAGCTAACCCAGTCTTCTTTAAACATCTCCGAACCACGGGCTTCAAACGACGCCATAAATTCTTGACGAAACGCATAAGAAGACATAGAGCGTTTTGCAATGTCGATTTCACTTGGGTCCAACAAAGGGTTATCGTATGAAGTAAAGTGCCATGCTTTGTAAGTCGGATCATCGTCTAGCTCTGCGTATTTGTATAGTTCATAGAAGTGGTTTCTTCCCATTGGTGTCCCAATGAACATCGCACTTCCCTTTTGGTCAGCCAGTGCAGGTCTCAAGATCTGCTCAAACACCTCTGGCTTCATGTCAGCATACTCGTCCATTACCAAGAACTTAAGGCTGACACCCCGCATTGTCTCTGGTCTGTCGGCACCTTTGAGGCTAATGGTAGCGCCGTTGACCAGCTTGATTTGCAAATTATTAATATGGCTACCAGAGATAACAGGGTGCCCCAATTCCATAAGGGTTTGCCACATGATGTCTCTGGCTTGTCCCTGAGTAGGTGCGACGTAAAATACATGGCCCTTGCCTGCTTGAAGTGCGTTTACTATTAACAACCAAGCAGCGAGTCTGGACTTACCAGTACGTCGTCCTGCCGCAACAATTTTAAATCGTGTTTCGTCTGCCCAGACATCTTGTTGCCAAGGCAGTAGTTCAATATCAAGATCCATTAAAGCTTACAAGCACAGCTGGTTTTTCTATTAGTGTGAAAGTAACCGCCGCTTCTACGTTACCTGCTGCCGATGTTTTTGCTTTTACAGTTTCTTTTTCGTGTAGTGCAAAAATACCTAAGCTTGACTGACCGCCTAGTGTTTCTCTTGCTCCTCCACCGACGTTAGTCCCATCAAAAATGTACACTTGCGGTTCTAAGTGTGAAATTGTTATTTCGTCTCCAGTTACCGTACCTGCTGCTAGCGTTACTGTTTTTGTAGTAAGATTAACACTATATTGACTTGGGTTATCGAGAACAACCGTATTTTTTCTTACTTCAAGGTAAACGTCTGAAGCAGGACTAGTAAAACTGTAGGTAATGTTTGTAGTATTGGGACTTGGAATAGTAGACTCACTTGCTTTTACTTTATCCCAATACAAGTCTACTGAGTTAGTAGAACTACTATGGTTAGCCACAAAAATATAATTAATACTACATATATAGCCGTCAGGAACAGCAAGTAACTCATGTAGGTCTGTGTTTGTTATTGTAAGATGCTGAGTATATATCATCAGTAAGTCCACATAACAGGAGTAGTGCCACGAGTGTCTACATGAATAAAGTCAGGAGAAACGCCTACGCCTGTGAAACCAAGTTTAAGGGCAAAGTTGACAAGCTTAAGGCGATCAGCGGCATTTGTTATTCTTATGTCTGCCGCGATCCCTTGGGCATGAGTTCCGGGAACCTCTTTCTTACGCTCTATTGAATGCAGTGTCGGGTGTCTGTATCCGCTAGTAATGAAGAAAGGAAATCCGCAGTATGCCCTTAACATGTCTAACTTCTCTAGGAACTCTAGTTCCATATTATTAGTGCCTGATTCTTGACAATCGAATTCTTCTCTGGTGAAATGCTTAAGAGTCATCTTCTACTATTTCTCCTTCGATTATACTAGGTGCCGTAACTTCAGCAGTACCTACGCCACTAATGTTGATCTGTATGGCACTTCTACCACCGTCTTTTACTACTTCTTTTTCAAAAGCACCTACAGGTAATATACGATCCATCACAAGTTTCCAAGCAGCAGCCTGATTCTTATGGTCATGGTCCAAAGCAGCATCAAAAATAGTCTCTAAGACTTTACGTGACTTAGGACTGGCCAACATTCTAGCTTTGTACTCATTGATTATCGCTGCGTCACCCTTGGGTCGGCCCACTACACCCTTATTTCCGGGCTTTACAGCAGCAACTTCTGACTTCCGGGGTCTACCACGACCTCTTTTTTTAACTTCAGTGGTCATAATAAAAATTGTCCCTAAATACAACAATAGTATACCACAAGTATACACGAAAGTCAAGCTATTTTAGGAGTAAAAGCAGTAATAGTACAAACACGAGTAAAAACAAGGGGTTACACGAGTTTAATTTAAGGGTAATTATCCTAATTTTAGCTTATTTTGTGCGTGAGTGGCTACTACAAAAGTCTAACACATGTCAACCCCTCCCCCGGCCCCTTTGTTTACGCGGGTTTCAACAAAGGTTGACACAGGACGCGGCCTATGGTAGCCGCCGGAGTTGGCACGAGTCTTGCATGGGTACAACACGAGAAGGTTGGCACGGGTTTTGCATGGGTTGACAAATGTGTGGGCCTATGTTGGACCCTCTAGACCTACCTTCTATTACACGCGCACATGCGAATAGCATACGTCAGCTAATGCGGTCAATAGTTTATTTGTGGTATTATTTACTATGTACATCTTGGGTGGTTCCTGTAAGATGGCTACATCAAGTCAACACACGAGCCACAGGAGGCATTGACAAATGAAGTACTTAGAGCTACAACACGGGACATACGGACACGTTCGCATCGAATGGAACGAGAACTCCATGTTCAACTTTCAGACACCCATAGACGGTGAGTGGGTAGACTTCCACGCCTTCACTTGCTACGGTCTGGATAATGAGCACGAAGCATTCGCTGAAGCACTAGAGGCACTAGAGGAGCTAGAGGCATGAGAAAGATAGAAAAACAGATGTTAGAGGCAGTTAACAGCAACGAGGATTGGTCGTTAGCAAACACGACAGTAGTCTATGACGGAGAAGATAACGCTTCTAAAGTCTACCTACACGAGCACCTGATAGCCATAGTGGACGACTTCGGCATAGCTAGGGCTTGCATATCAACCCTGATCGCATGGCCCACACGGACCACCATGAGCCGCCTGAGAGCGTTAGGTGTGGACGTATGCAAACGCAAAGGTGACGTATATCTAAACGGGGAGGTGATAGCATAATGGAATTTTTATTACTGGCGACATTAGTTATAATTTGCTTCGGCTTTGGTGCTATTATAGGTCATGCCGCGGGTTACGAGAAGGGCAGAAACGAGGGCAGACTGCGATGAACTTCGGACACTACACAATTTGGTACAATCACGAGAACCACGTCTGGGACATCTACGACGGACGTAAGGGCTTCAAATACCCAGAATACACCGTAAACAATTATTCGCGT